GAACATGCCGCACAACGAGGCGGCTGAACTACTGGTTATGTTTGATGAAATCGAGGAGCGCAAGCGGGTGCAGATGGCCCGTGATGACTTCCTTGCGTTCATTGCAGCTATTGACAAGCAGTATAAGTTTGGTACTCACCTAAAACGCCTAGGTTCTCTGCTCATGGATGTGGAGCAGGACGTAAAAAGCCGGATTGCGGTGTCTATGGCACCTCGTATGGGCAAGTCCCAGATGATTTCTATCTATTATCCGGCGTGGTATTTGGGTCGGCACCCCGACCACAAGGTAATTGTGGCATCCCACACGGCTGATTTGGCGTTAGTTATGGCCCGCAAGGTGCGAAATCTAATTAATACGCCTGAGTACAAGTCTATTTTCCCTGCAACTGCTATCGCATCAGATGCTAAGGCGGCGGGACAGTGGAACACCACCCGTGGTGGCGAGTATTTTTCTATTGGTGTGGGTGGTGCGCTGGCTGGACGGGGTGCAAATCTAATTATTGCCGACGATCCGCTGTCAGAACAGGACATTAAGTCGGGAAATACCACCTCATTGGACGCTACATACGAGTGGTTTAGTGCTGGACTGCGTACTCGTCTCATGCCTAACGGGAAAATATGCGTTTTGCACACGCGCTGGCACCAGCGGGACTTAATTGGGCGGCTTTTGAAGGATTCTGCAATAAACGAGGGCGGCGATGTCTACGAAGCCTTTGAATTTCCTGCAATTCTTAATGAAAATACCGAAGATGAGAAGTCAATATGGCCTGAGCAGTGGTCAATTGAGTCATTGCAGCAAACTCGGGCGTCGATGCACCACATTATGTGGCAGTGGTATGCACAGTATCAGCAAAACCCCACCGCATCGGAGGCTGCGATTATTAAGCGGGAGTGGATTAAATGGTGGGGGAAGAAAGACCCACCGCCAATCGACTTCATCGTGCAGTCCTACGATACTGCCCTCACTACTAACAGCCGGTCAGACTATTCTGTGTGCCATACATGGGGAACCTTTACTAGCGAAGAGGACGGCAGTAATAATGTGATCCTGCTTAACTCGGTCAAGGGTAAATATGAGTTTCCTGAGTTGAAAACCATGGCGCATGAGCAGTTTGCCAACTGGGAGCCGGACAGTGTGATCGTGGAGGCCAAGGCCAGCGGTCAGCCATTAATAGATGAGATGCGCCGGTCAGGTATATTTGTACAAGATTTCAGTCCGGGCAAAGGACAGGATAAGATTGCGCGGTTGAACTCCGTGGCGGACATGTTTGCCTCCGGGCATGTGTGGTTTCCAGAAACTAGCTGGGCAGCAACCACAGTAGAAGAGATACTAGCGTTCCCTGCTGGGGAACATGACGACGAAGTTGACACCATGACATTGGCGCTAATACGTATCCGCAAGGGTGGGCTACTTACAATGAAGAGCGATCCTGAGGACGAGCAATTTTTCCGTAGTAGTCGCCGCCCTGCGTATTATTAGGAACACTTTTAAGGAATTAATATGGCTACCAATAGCATGAGCCCTTCCCTGTATCAAGCCCCGATGGGTATTGACGAAGGCGACGAAAGCCCACTTGAGATTGAAGTGGAGAATCCTGATAGCGTTACGGTCAAGACTGGGGATATGGAGATTGAGATTCTTCCCCACGGCGAAGGCGAGTTTGATGAGAACTTAGCTGAAGTCATGGACGAGAGCGCCTTGCAGTTGCTGGGCTCAGAGCTTATTGATCTGATTGACGCCGATATCCAATCACGCAAGGACTGGGTAGAAATGTATGTCAAGGGCTTGGAAGTACTTGGTATGAATTACGAAGAGCGCACTGAGCCATGGAATGGCGCATGCGGAGTGTTCTCCACCATACTTACTGAAGCTGCTATCAGGTTCCAGTCAGAAACCATTACCGAGAGTTTCCCTGCGCAGGGCCCAGTCAAGACCCAGATTATTGGTGAAGATACCCCTGAAACGGCAGAAGCTGCTGATCGTGTCCGCGACGACATGAATTATCAGTTGGTAGAAGAGATGCCTGAGTATCGGCCTGAGCATGAGCGCATGCTATATAACCTTGGCTTAGCAGGTGCGGCGTTTAAGAAGGTCTACTTTGACCCAGCGTTGGGGCGTCAGACAGCGATGTTTATCCCAGCCGAAGACCTCATCATCCCTTATGGCGCGTCCAGTGCGCAGACTGCGGAGCGTGTTACGCATATCATGCGTAAGACCAAGAATGACATTAAGCGCCTACAAGTCGCAGGCTTTTATAAGGACGTTGATCTGGGTGAGCCGGACAATGTACACACAGATGTAGAGAAGAAGAAAGCTGAAGGGCAAGGTTACTCCCTGACCGATGATGACCGGTACCAAATATACGAGGTTCATGTTGACTACGACATGCCGGGGTACGAAGACAAAAATGGGGTAGCCCTTCCATACGTGGTCACTATTGACCGTAGCAGCACTGAGATTTTGGCTATCCGCCGTAACTGGGAAGAGGACGACAAGTTAAAACTAAAGCGCCAGCACTTCGTACAGTACACATACGTGCCGGGGTTTGGGGCCTACGGCCTTGGGCTGATCCATTTGATCGGCGGCTACGCACGCGCAGGCACTTCCCTAATCCGTCAGTTGGTGGACGCTGGCACGCTGAGTAACTTGCCCGGGGGGATGAAAGCCCGTGGGCTACGTGTAAAGGGTGACGATACGCCTATCGCACCGGGAGAGTTCCGGGACGTTGATGTCACATCGGGGACAATCCGCGACAACATCATGGCGCTCCCATACAAGGAGCCGTCGCAAGTTTTGGCAATGCTGCTCAACCAGATCACCGAAGAAGGTCGCCGTCTGGGGTCTATTGCTGATTTGAACATCAGCGACATGGGTGCGAACGCTCCGGTAGGTACGACTCTGGCGCTGCTGGAGCGCCAGCTTAAGACCATGAGCGCGGTACAGGCACGGGTTCACTACTCCATGAAACAGGAGTTCAAGCTACTTAAAGTGCTGATCCGTGACCATACGCCGCAGGAGTACAGCTATAACCCTGAAGGTGGGAACCGTAAAGCTAAGCAGTCGGACTACGACTTGGTGGAGATTATTCCGGTTAGCGATCCCAACAGCAGCACGATGGCGCAGCGGATCATGCAGTATCAGGCGGTTACCCAACTGTCTGCGCAGGCCCCCAATATTTACGACTTGCCGTACTTGCACCGCCAGATGATTGAGGTGTTAGGGGTTAAGAACGCCGAGAAGATTGTGCCTATCGAGGACGACCAGAAGCCGCGTGACCCGATCAGCGAGAACATGTCGTTCCTCAAGGGTAAGCCTACCAAAGCGTTTATCTATCAAGACCACGAGGCCCACATCGCGGTGCATTCGACATTCATGCAAGACCCGATGATTGCAGCGCAGATTGGACAGAGCCCGATGGCCCAGCAGATGCAGGCGGCTATCCAAGCCCATATTGCAGAACATCTTGGGTTCATGTATAGGACGAAGATTGAGGAACGCCTTGGCGCACCCATGCCTAAGCCGGACGTTGAGCTCCCGCCCGAGTTGGAGGTCGAGCTGTCCCGTGCTGTGGCACAGGCATCGCAGCAGTTGTTGCAGATGAACAAAGCCCAAGCGGCTCAAGTGCAAGCCCAGCAGCAGATGCAAGACCCGATTATCCAGATGCAGATGCAAGAGCTTCAGATTAAGAAGCAGAAGGCTGACGCGGACGTTAAGAAAATCGACGCGGACATTGCGCTGGCCCAAGCCCGACTAGCTTTGGACGCAGACAAGAGCGGCATCAACCCAATGCAGATTGAACAAGAAGCTATGCAGGCTGAGCAGATGCACCAACAGCAGCTTCAGATTAATGCCCAGAAAGCACAACAAGCGCAGGCTATGGCCCAACAGCAAGCACAGCAGCAGGCTCAGCTACACCAGCAAGGCATGATGCACAAGGATCAGATGCAGCAACAGAAACTGACTACCCCGCCCGGAGGCGTAAATGGACAATGACGCGATGAGTCTGCTAGCTAAGCAGATGAATGAGGACATCCAGCAGATAACCCAAGTAATTGCGGCTGGGGCATCTGCTGACTTCCCTGAGTACAAGTATTTGTGTGGTCAGGTGCTGGGGTTAACCCGCGCAATGAATTATGTGAAAGATATGGAGCAGCGCCTACAACGGGCAGATGATTAAGTTTGGATGGGTTTATCTGGGGTTACCCGCCGAAATACGCTCAAACCCCATGCGTGTAAGGAAAACAAATGAATGACTTTAATGTCGCTGCGGTTGATTTATCTGGGATATTAAATACTGACCCGGAAGAAAAAGCCAAACAAGTACCTGACCCCGCAACATACTATTTGTTGTGCATGGTTCCAAAAGCCGAAGAAGAAATCAACGACTCTGGGATTGGGCTAGTGAAAACTGCGCAAATGATGCACCACGAGGAGCTTTTGTCCCCCGTGTTATTTGTGGCAAAAATGGGGCCTGACGCGTTCAAAGACGAGAAACGATTCCCAAGCGGCCCAAGCTGCAAGGTAGGCGACTTTGTTCTTACTCGGCCCAATACTGGTACCCGGATGAAAATCCACGGCACTGAGTGGCGGTTAATCCATGACGAGTCCGTAGAAGCAGTTGTGCAAGACCCGCGTGGAATCCAACGTCCTTAAGGAGTCATCATGGCTGAAATAACTGAATTTGAATTTCCAGACGAAATCGAGGCTAAGAACCCCCGCGAAGGTGGGCGGGTAGTAGCCCCTGAGCCCGAGGCAGATATCGAAATTGTTGACGATACTCCTCCAGCGGACAGACACCGCACTCCTATGAAGGAAGCCCCGGCTCCGGTAACGGACGAGGAGTTATCTAAATACACTGACCAAAAACTCAAAGACCGGCTGGCCCATATTAATAAGGGCTACCATGAGGAACGCCGAGCAAAGGAGACTGCACTACGTGAGCGAGAAGAAGCTTTGCGTATGGCTGAGTCGGTAGTAGAAGAGAATAAGCGCCTACAGGGTTCCCTAGCCACTAACCAAACTGCCCTACTGGAGCAGGCTAAGAAAGTGGTGGAGTCGGAGATTGATAACGCCCAGCGTGAATATAAGGACGCCTATGAATCCGGGGATACTGACCGGCTTGTTAAGGCTCAGGCGAAGTTAACTACTGCTGCAATTCGGGCAGATAAAGTAAATAATTTCAAGCCAGCCCCTTTACAAGAGCCAAAAACTGTAGTAAAACCCGCCCAAGTACCTGAATTGGACGACAATACTAAGTCATGGGTTTCAAAAAATCCATGGTGGGGCAACAATCGAAAGATGACTGCCTATGCATTGTCACTCCATGAAGATATTGTGGATTCTGGAATTTCCGCCGCAAGCGATGATTATTTCGCGGCCATAGATTCTGATATGAAAGCAAGGTTCCCTGAGGCATTTGCAGAGGAACCCGCTGATGCGAAACCATCTCAGCGCCAGAAGTCAAATGTTGTAGCACCGGCATCACGTAGTACAGCGCCTAGAAAGATCGTACTTACACAAACGCAGGTAAATATCGCCAAGCGGCTTGGTGTTCCTTTGGAACTCTATGCTCGTAAGGTTGCTGAAGAAATGAGGAAACAAGCATGACTGAACAAATTCGCAAAAGTAGAGAACTCGAAACCCGTGAGGCTACTGCCCGCCCTAACCGGTGGCGTCCTCCCCAGCTTCTCCCTGATCCAAAACCGGAAGCAGGGTACGCGTTTCGCTGGATTCGTATCGCTACTCTAGGCAAAGATGATCCGACTAACTTGAATTCAAAACTTCAGGAGGGCTGGGAGCCCGTAAAAGCATCTGACCATCCCGAAATTCGGTTGTTTGGTTCGTCCAATACGGACTTTCCGGGCAATATCGTTACCGGCGGTTTGATCCTTTGCAAATCCCCAGTAGAGTTTATTGAGCAGCGTGATGAGTATTTCCGCAACCAATCGGAAAACCAAATGAACTCAGTGGACAATACTTTCATGCGTGAAAGTAACCCGAAGATGCCTTTGTTTAAAGAACGAAGCTCTACAGTTACTTTTGGTAAAGGTATTTAATTTTTTGGAGCTTACTTATGGCTTATCCTACTATTGATAAGACGTATGGATTTAAACCAGTCAACCGACTGGATGGACTTCCCTACGCCGGAGCGATCCGTCAAATCCCCATTGCGCCTGCTTACGCTACCGCAATTTTGAATGGTGACACTGTACAAGTGAACACTAGCGGCTACCTGATTGCCAAGACTGCTACCGCTACCGGTGACAGCGTTGGTGTGTTGGTTGGTTGCCAGTACGTTAACTCGTCCGGTCAAACCGTCCAAGGTCAGTACTACCCGGCTGCTTTGTCTACATCTTCCGCTATGGCTTTCGGCTATGTTGTTGATGATCCAAACGCTGTATTCCGTGTTGTGGCAACCAATGGTCAGAACACCACTCCTGTGGCTTATGACCGCACGATTGTTGGTTCTAACGTGGCTATTTCGGTTAATACTGGTTCGACCACCACTGGTGACTCGTACTACGGTATTGACGGAACTTCCGCTAACACCACCAACACCTTGCCAATTCGCGTAGTTGACGTTGTGCCTGATACTGCTACTGGCGCTGCCGGTAACAGTGCCACGACTTATTACGAGTTCTTGGTCAAGTTCAACTTGCACCAATATACTGATACCACCGGTATCTAAGGAGTAAATCATGGCTATTTCACGCGCACAACTACTTAAAGAACTGCTCCCCGGACTGAATGCATTGTTTGGTCTGGAGTACGCTAAATACGGCGAAGAGCACAAAGAAATCTACGAAACTGAAACCTCGGAGCGTAGCTTTGAAGAAGAAACGAAACTGTCGGGCTTCTCCGCTGCACCAGTCAAAAATGAAGGCTCCGCCATTCAGTATGACAATGCACAGGAAGCATGGACTGCTCGTTACAACCACGAAACCATTGCCCTTGGCTTCTCCATCACGGAAGAGGCTGTGGAAGATAACTTGTACGACTCGCTGTCTGCTCGTTATACCAAGGCACTGGCTCGCGGTATGGCTTACACCAAGCAAGTTAAAGCTGCTTACGTTCTGAACAATGCGTTCAGCTCGTCTGTGGTTTATGGCGACGGTGTATCCCTGTGTAACACAGCACACCCGCTGGTTTCTGGTGGCACTAACAGCAACCGTCCTTCCACTGGCGCTGACCTGAATGAGACTTCGTTGGAAAACGCAGTTATCCAGATCGCCGCTTGGACAGACGAGCGCGGCCTGCTGATCGCAGCTAAGCCACGTAAGCTGGTTGTTCCCCCAAGCCTGATGTTCGTTGCTACCCGTCTGTTGGAAACCAGCCTGCGTGTTGGCACTACCGACAACGATATCAATGCACTGAAAAACAATGGTTCGATTCCTGAAGGTTACACCGTTAACCACTTCTTGACCGACACCAATGGCTGGTTCCTGACCACTGACGTGCCTAACGGTTTGAAGCACTTTGTCCGTACACCGCTGGCTAACTCGATGGATGGTGATTTTGACACCGGCAACGTGCGCTACAAGGCCCGCGAGCGTTACAGCTTCGGCGTGTCTGACCCTCTGGGTATCTTCGGATCGCCCGGTTCGTCCTAAAAACCAAGGGTTTACCCCTAGTTTTAAGGCCCCTTCGGGGGCCTTTTTTACGCCCAAAAACTGTCATAAATAGCCCGTAGGATGTGGTTGCAGCGCCGTGCTGCGGCATTTTTACAGAGGTCTATCATGGAATTTACACTGACAATTGATTTTGGTTTCGGCGAACAAGTTAAGTTTTCTACCGATGAGTTGTGGAAAGCCGTGGCAGTTGCCGGTTTTGTAGAGCGCTTGGAAGAGTTTGACGACCAAGACGAAGCTGAAGACGAGTTTGCTGACGAAGAGTATGTGTATGACGAAGAAGGCGTAGCCTACTGGTTCGATGAAGAAAATGAAGTTTGGTACGCGTATGACGAAGAGTCTGACGACTGGTACGAGTGCGAAGAAGTTGCGGAAGACGAAGCCGAAGAGGAAGAAGTCGCGGCTTAATTGGGTATGACCCTACCCAGATTGGGAGGCTTTGGCCTCCTTTTCTTTTTGTCTTTCCTCGTGGTGGTGGATACGGTGGCAGTTTGAACACAAAACTATACATTTCGAGGCTTCTTCATAGGCTAGTTTGAACCTACCATCTTGGGCTAATTTGTTAACGCTGTGTTCTTTGGTTCCCGGTGGGTGATGGAAATCTATACAGGCGGGGTGGTTAAACCCACAATTGGAGCAGGATAGACTGGATTTGTAGGCTTTCCACTCCTTGCGTTTTTTCCTGCGGCGGTCGTTGATACGGTCTTTCTCAGCTTCCTTGTTGTTTTCGTAGTACTTAGCAGAGTATTCCTTGTGCTTTGCCTTGTGAACTTCTGGGTCTTTGAAGGGCATATTGACAAGCCTTAAAAATAGTGTATATTGCAGTTAACCGGGCTTTCCGGTACATTGAACTGTCCCGGCAGACGACATACCGATCAATGTACTTAACTTGTATGTAAGGAATAAGTATCATGGGATTCGCAACTCACCTTGGCCCTTGGCTGCTCGGCACTGTTAAAAACACAACCGGCACCACTGCTGGTAATGTTCAAAACACCGGCGCTACCATCGTCGCTCAGACCTTTAACTTGACCGCTGCACAAGTTGCAACCGGTAGCATTGCCGCAGGATACATTCCCGCAGGCGCAGCTATTACAGCAGTTCAGATTTTGACGACTACTTTGTTTGCTTCAGCTACTACGCTAAAAGTAAGTATTGCTGGCGTTGATACTGCTAGCGCATCTACCATTACCTCGGCTGGAACTATTGCAGTTTCTTTTGCGGCGGGCTTCACTCCCACGCAAGCCAATGTTGGCGCTACTGATGCGGCCTTGACCTTTACAACTACCGGCTCGTCCTCTACCGGCGCAGTGACTGTTATTGTTGCCTACATAGTGCGCAACTCTGATGGCGCAATGCAGCAATCGCCCCAGCAAAACTAATTGATCTCAGGGGCTTCGGCCCCTGCTTTATAGGAGATTAATTATGAATCAGACACCTGTAAAACAGGCACACCTAAATGCTAGTGGGTTTATGGTACTTGGGCGTAATCGTGTAAAAGCTATTTCGTTTACGGGCACAGCTACTGCTGGGTTTGTTGCGCTGTTTGATACGACCACAGCCCCAATAACTACGGCAACCTATGGACGTTCTGGTACAACCGTAACAGTTACACAATCCGCACATGGATTGGCAACGGGCGATGTAATCGGTATTGACTTTGCAGCAGGCACAGGCGGTACGGCTACCAATGGAAACTACGTAGTCACCGTTACAAACTCAAGCACGTTCACCGTTACAGATATTAACTCTGGCACTATTACAGCAAGCCCTAGCATGGTGTACGCAAGTCGGTGGCTAATGTCGTATGACGTAGCAGCATCGGATACATATAACAACGCCCCATTTATTCCTGACGATGGAGTAATTGTTGTTAATGGAGTCTATGCGTATATGTCCAACGTAGCGTATTGCAATATCTTTTATGGCTGAAGTCAAACAAGCAAGTCTAGCTGGGAAAAAGCTGTTTATCGGCATCCCAGCGTATGACGGCAAGCTAAACATTAAGACTGCTTTTGCACTGGCTGCGCTAGTGCCAGAGGCGGCTAAGTTTGGCGTAGATATATTTTTGTCGGACATCTCCAACTGCTCAATTATCACTATGGCCCGCAATGCCTTGGTGCATGAGTTCTTGAAGACTGACTCAACCCACTTGCTTTTCATTGACGCTGACGTTGTAGTCAAGCCCAGCGATGTATTGAGGCTTCTTGCACAAGGCGGGCAGAAGGATATTTCTGCTGGGGCTTACCCTCGCCGCGCAAAAGACAAGAAGTTCTTTACCGACCTATTCCTTGATGGCAATGGCGACTTGGTGTTTGACGGCTCCCTGATGCGTGTAAAGCGTGTTGGTACAGGGTTTATGCTGATACAGCGCCGTGTAATCGAAGAGATGATTGCTGCGCACCCTGAGTGGGCATACGAGAACAAGGGCAAGAATGAAACAATGTCTGCCGTGTTTGACTTTGACATTGTGGATGGGCAGTACGTTGGTGAAGACTACCTGTTCTGTGACCGCGCAACAGCGATGGGTTAC